AAGCAGATGCCAGTTTGGCCGAAGCGAAAAGCCGATTGGCCGGTTGGATCAATCCACGCAAGCGGCTGGGCGTCGAGGTCGCACGCTCCGCTGTTGACGCTCAGTTGCACGTTGCCGGCGTTGCCCGAGTTGAGTTGGTCGGGTGGCAGGACTTGGCCCCGAGCAAGGCTCAGGCGGCGTTCTGTACGCGCTACAACGTGAGGCTGGCGGGCTGATATGAAAAGTCTACTGCCGCTCAATAGCACGCAACTGGAACGGGCCATGGAGGCCGCGTTTTTCGAAAAGACGATTGTCCCACTGCGCGACCTCTACAACCCCGACACCTGTCCGGTGCATTTGCTGCCGCATCTGGCGTGGGCGTGGTCGGTGGATCGCTGGGATTACCGATGGTCTGAGGCGACAAAGCGCGCGGCCATCAAAGCCTCGTTCTACATCCACAAGCACAAGGGCACGATCGGCGCGATACGCCGGGTGGTCGAGCCGCTGGGTTATCTGATCGAGATTATCGAGTGGTTCAACACCGTGCCCGAGGGTGTGCCGGGAACGTTCGCGTTGAAGGTTGGTGTGCTGGAAACCGGCATTACCGAGGAAATCTATCAGGAGCTGGAGCGCCTGATTGACGACGCTAAGCCCGTGACCCGGCAATTAGTCGGATTGGCCATTAGCCTCGAAACAAAGGGCAATTTAGATATCGCCGTGTCCCTGTATGACGGCGACGAAATCGACGTTTACCCGCCCGTCATGCGTGACATTGAGGTCACTGGCAGCTTTGGCGTGGTCGGCCGCGAACACACCATAGACACTCTGGATATTTATTCATGATTGATGCGAATTCGCAGTTTTTAGCCATCCTCACGAATGTGGGCAGGGCCAAACAGGCGAATGCCGACGCGCTCGGCATTGCCTGGAAGATCACGGACATGGGCGTGGGTGATGGCAACCCGAACGGATTGGCAGATCCGCCGAATCCCGTCCCGGCGGCCACTCAAACCCGACTGTTAAACGAGTGGCGGCGCAAGCCACTGAATCAGCTACGCATTGACCCGGTCAACACGGCGGTGATCATCGCCGAGCAGATCATCCCGGCCGATGAAGGCGGTAAGTGGATCCGAGAAATCGGCTTGTACGATGCGGACGGTGATCTGGTGGCGGTGGCCAACTGCGCGCCAAGCTTTAAGCCATTGCTGTCGCAAGGTTCGGGTCGCACGCAAGTGGTGCGGATGAATTTCATTGTGTCCAGCACCGGCAACATCACGTTGAAAATTGACCCGGCCGTGGTATTGGCCACGCGGGAATACGTCGACTCGCGGATTATGGAAGAGCTGGGCAAGCTCGACATTAAGCAGTCCGTGCGCGCAGCCACCACGGTCAACATCAATCTGATCGGCCTGCAGACGATTGATGGTGTCGCGCTGGAAGTGGGCGATCGGGTGTTGGTGAAAAACCAATACGTAGCCAAAAACAACGGCCCCTACGTGGTGGCGGTTGGTTATTGGACTCGCGCCAAAGATGCGGACAACAACGTCGAGGTGACGCCCAATCTGACGGTGGCGGTCGAGGAAGGCACCACGCAGGCTGACAGCATTTGGCAATTGGTGACGGATGGCGCGATTGTGGTGGGCACCACGGCGCTGACGTTCAAGGACATCACCGATGGGCTGGCCCGGTTGTTTTCGCCGAACTTCGCAGGCAATCCGACGGGCCCGACCGCGCCACTGTTTGACAACAGCAAGTCGCTGGCTACGACAGAGTTTGTCGCGCGGGCTTCCGGCAATTATCGCGGTTTCACCAGTCTGACGGCGGCAGCTTCACTGACGACAGCGTCGGCCGGCTCGCTGGTCACCGTCATTGGTTCATTTACGCTCACTTTGCCGCTGGCCAGTGCCATGACATATGGCGGTGCAATCCACTTTCTTAACATTGGTGGTGGCGTCGTTAACGTGGAGTGTGCCGGCGCGGATTCGTACAACGTCGGCAGCGGCGTCCATCCCGTCAGTATCGCTTTGCAGCCTGGCGCCTCGCTGACTGTGGTGACCAGTCCTACACAGGCCGCTTGGTGGGCTTTTGGTTCAGCCCAACTGCAATACGCCAAAGTGTTTGGTAATACGGCGCCGCAGTTCGACAACAGCAAGTTGTTAGCAACGACCGAGTTTGTCCAAGGAGCGCTAGGCAACTGCAAGGGATTGGTAGTTGTTTCTGCCAACACCGTGCTGACTCCCGCGCAGGTCGGCAGCTATGTGACGTCGAACGTCGGTACAGGGTCGGTCAATGTCGGCTTGCCGTTGCTTAGCTCGGTGGCTGCTGGGTCAATGTTCGTCATTACGCATTCGTCGACGGCCATGGCGTCTTTTGCAGTGGCCATTTCTGGCACTGATTCCCTCGTTTTTGACGGGCTGGCGGGAACGGCGGCGCCTTATCCGATGGCTGTGGGTGAGGTTTTGACTGTCGTTTCTACGGGCGCCGCGTGGAAAGTGTCGGGTGGTAACGGCGCGAGAATCCTTAAAAACGGCGGAGCGTTCGCGGCGCAGCTGTCGGGTACCGGTTATCAGAAATTGCCAAGCGGGCTCATTCGCCAGTGGGGAACTGTTGTGACGTCGGTATCTGGGGCGGTGACGGTAACGATGCAGAGTGCTTTTCCTACTGCGTGCTTACGGGCGTCAGCGACCATGATTGATGTCGTTAACCCCAACATCGTTTCGGCAGAGGTAGTGTCTGCAAGCCAAATCAAAGTATCTGGATGGTCGGGGCAATCGGTTCCGCTTCCCCGTGTAGTAACAATCGCGAGCTGGGAAGCCATCGGCTACTGAGGAGAAACACATGTTCTATTCCGCACAGCTAAGCGGTTTTTACAACGTCGAGGATCATGGGCCGCGCCAAGTCTCAATCGTTGATCCGGCGTGGATCAGGCCTTTGGTCAATATCGTGCTGCAGCCCGGCGAGTCGGTCTGGGATGGTGAGAAGCTGGTAGAAAATACGGATGATGAGCCGCTGACGCTGCGCAATGTCCCCGATGCCAACGCCGTCCCGGGCATGCTGATGGTCAACAACCCGGCCTGTTTGATTCCGCTCGATGCGGTTGAGATTACCAAGGCGCAGCGCGACGAGCTGCTAGCGGGAGAGTCCACCGGACTGGTTATTTCATCCGACAAGCATGGTTATCCGGTGCTGGTCGATCCGCCGGCACCGGATGCGGCAGTGCTTGAGGCAATCGAGCGTGCCTGGCGCGACGCGCAATTGGCATCGACGGATCCGCTGGTGTCCCGACATCGCGATGAGGTCGAGGAAGGTGGTTCAACCACGCTCGCTGCTGAGCAATACACCGAGCTGCAGGTTTATCGCCGGCAGTTGCGCGACTGGCCGCAGGGCGAGCAATTTCCGCTCGCTGAACATCGTCCGCCGGCGCCGCCTTGGCTGGCCGAACAAACCACCTAAACGCCCCGCACTGACGGGGCGTTTTCTATTCCGTTACGCGTAACGCATTCACCCCTCACAGCCTCGCTTATGCGGGGCTTTTTCGTTTCTGGAGATTGGACTTTATGAGTTTCTTTCACGGCGTCACCACCACTGATGTCAAGACGGGGGCGCGCACCATCTCGCTGCCGTCTTCGTCGATTATCGGCCTGTGCGCCACCTTCACCCCGGGCATCATCGGCGGTGGTACGGCGAAGGCCGGCGAACTGAAGTTGATCACCACCGAGCGCGAAGCCATTGCAGCCTTCGGCGCCGACTCGGAAATCACCAAGGCCTGTCAGGCGATCTACGTCAAAGCCAAGGCGGTGATCGTCGCAATCGGCGTGGCCAAGATGGAAGACCCTGCGCTGCAAACCTCGGCGATCATCGGTGGTGTTCTGGCCTCGGGGCAGCGCACCGGTTTGCAGGCGCTGCTCGACGGTAAAAGTCTGTTCAACGCCCAGCCGCGATTGCTGATCGCCCCGGGCCACACCGCGACTCAGGCGGTGGCCACTGCGCTCGACAGCGTGGCGCAGAAACTGCGCGCCATCGGCATCATCGACGGCCCGGGCACCACCGACGAGGCTGCCATGGCCTACGCCGAAAACTTCGGCAGTCGCAACCTGTTCATGGTCGATCCGGGCGTTAAGTACTGGGACACCGTCACCAGCTCGACGGTCGACGCGCCCGGCTCGGCTTGGGCGGCAGGGCTGTTTGCCTGGACGGATGCTGAATACGGTTTCTGGGCTTCGCCATCGAACAAGGAATTGACCGGCATCACCGGCACCGGCCGCGCGGTCGAGTATCTGGACGGCGACGAGACGTGCCGGGCCAACCTGCTCAACAACGCCAATATCACCACGATCATCCGTGATGACGGTTATCGCCTGTGGGGCAACCGCACGCTGTCGAGCGATCCGAAGTGGGCCTTTGTTACCCGTGTCCGCACGCTGTTCATTCTCATGGACGCGGTGCAGGCCGGGCACAAATGGGCGGTCGACCGCTCGATCACCAAGACCTACGTGACCGATGTCACCAACGGTTTGGATGCGTTCATGCGTGACCTGAAAGCTCAGGGCGCAATCATCAACTTTGAAGTGTTCCCCGACACCGAGCTGAACACGGCCAGCCAGATCGCCCAGGGCAAGGTGTATTGGCGCATCCGTTTCACCGACGTGCCGCCGGCAGAAAACCCGAATTTCCTTTTCGAAGTCACCGATCAGTGGATGACCGAAGTGCTTGAAGCAGCCTAAGGGGGCGTAACCAATGATTCCTCAAACTTTGTACAACACCAATCTGTTCGTTGACGGTGTGAATTTCTCCGGCGACGTCCCGAGCCTGACGCTGCCCAAGCTGACCACCAAGACCGATGAATATCGTGGGGGCGGCATGGCCGGCCCGATCGAGATGGATCAGGGGCTGGAAAAAATGGAAGCCTCGTTTGTCACCAAAGGCGTGCGCCGCGAGTCGCTGAAATACTTCGGACTCGCCGATGGTACGGCCTTCAATGCGACGTTCCGGGGCGCCTTCAAGGGCCAGAAAGGCGCGGTGACGGCAGTGGTCGCCACCTTGCGCGGCCGCCTCAAGGAACTGGATCTGGGTGACTGGAAAGCAGGCGATCCCGCCGAGATCAAACACGGCATTGCCGTCACGTACTACAAGCTCGAAATCGACGGGCGCCTGATGTACGAAATCGACATGGTCGCCGGCATTCAGGTGATCGACGGCACAGATCAACTGCTCGAAGTGCGCACCGCGCTCGGCATGTAAGGATAGATTCAGATGACCAAAGTAATCGCTACAAACCTGCCGGCCTGGCTGTCGCTCAGTGCGCTCAGCGCCGTCGTGACCCTGACCCGTCCAAGCCAAGCGAACAGCGTCGACGTTGAAACGTTGACCCTGCGCAATCCGACCGTGCGTGAGGTGCGGGCGGCTGACCGTGCAGCCAACGGGGACGACGAACAACGCGAGCTGATGCTGTTCGCCGGTCTCGCCGAAGTCGGACTGAAGGATCTGGAAGGCCTCAAGCTGGCGGATTATCGCCGTGTGCAGGCGGCGTATTCGCACCTGGTGCCGAAAACCGATTATTCGGACTCGATGCCGGCATGGTTGTCGCTGACCACCGATCAGGTGGTGGTGATGCTGTCGTGCCCGAGCGAAATCAACGGCGTGACCGTCGACAAGCTGGCCTTGCGTTCGCCGACTGTGGGCGATGTGCGGGCAGCCAACCGTGCTGTGGGTGGTGACGATGAGCAGCGCGAACTGGTGTTGTTTGCGGCGTTGTCCGGTGCGCCGGTGGCGGATCTGGAGGGGCTGAAGCTGGTGGATTTTAACCGCTTACAGGCCGGCTATTTTCGCATGGACAACGACGACGGGCTTTAACCCCAGCGTTATCAAGTCAGCGGCGAAACGTCTGGCGGCGGAAACCGGATTTTCCGCCGCAGAGATCCAGTCGATGCCGTTTGCGGACATGGTGTGGTGGCTCACGGATTGAGCCGCCTTGGGTAGTGCTGGGCACATGGGGGCCATCACATGGCAAACAAAATCGCCCTCGGGCTGGTGATCGGCGGCGCCGTCAGTTCGACGGTCGGCGCCGCGTTCAAAGATGTGACCGGGCGTATCAAGCGCCTTGAGGCGGAAGGCAATAAAGCGCGCGTGCTGCAGCGCACGATTGGCGACACCATCCGCCTGCGGGAAGAATGGAAAAAGGCTCACGACACCGGCGCGGCCGGCGCGTCCAAATTACTCAACCGTTTGAACTCGAACCTCGACAGCCTGAAAAAGCAGGGGGTTGAAGTCGGTCGGCTGGAAAAAGCCTACCGTTCCATGGGGCAGACGGCCAACAAAGCCGAGCTGAAAGCCAAGGGGCATCAGCAGGTTGATTCTGGTGTAAAGGGCATGAAGGGCGCCGTCGGTGCAGCGGTGGTCGGCGTCGGTGCCATGGCAGTGCCGACCAAGGTCAGCGCTGATTATGGCGCCATTGTGCGTGACATCGCGATCAAGGCCGGCATTGCCAACAAGCCGCAAGAGCAGGAGATGTCGCGCAAGATCATCGACACGTCACGCGATACCGGCATGGCGCGCAACGATGTGGCCGATGTGGTCAATCAGTTGGTCGGCGCCGGTATGGATTTAAGCAAGGCGCTTGAGTACGCACCGGTCGCAGCCAAGTTCGTCGTGGGGCAGGGATCCAGTGGTGTCGATACGGCGAAGATGATCAACGCCTTGGGGCAGAACGCCAAAATCACCGATCCCAAGCAGATGCAGCAGGCGCTGGAAGCGATCGCCTACCAAGGTCAGGCGGGCAGCTTCGAAGCGGCCGACATGGCCAAGTGGTTCCCGGAACTGCTGGCCAACATGGCCAGCAACGGTATCACCGGCATGGACGCGGTGACCCAGCTGGGTGCCATGCTGCAAGTGCAAATGAAGCAGGCCGGCAGTTCGGACGAAGCGGCCAACAACCTGAAAAACTGGATGGGCAAAATCGGCTCGACCGACACGGTCAAGGCCTACGAAAAAGCCGGTATTGATTACAAGGGTTCGATGCAGACCGG